GGACCACGGACACTGTGTCCAAATTGGAATATTGAAACAAAAAAAAAGCCCCTACATTTCTGTAAGGGCTTAATTTTATAGTCCGATAGATTTAATAAATGTTCTGTACCATTTAAAGATACTAAGTGGAGAGTAATCTCCACCTAGAAAAAATGTGAACACAATTAAAGTAATTGTTATTGCTCCAATCATTATTCTTCTTCTTTACTAACAACAACATTTTGAAGAGCTTCAATTATTTGCTCTCTAGTGTCGTTATTCATAAATAGAACGAACTTATTATCTTTACCGAAGTAGTCATTCTTAGCATCAATTCGCAGAGTAAAAGTATCTTTACCCTGTAACTTTGCTCCAACAACTACTCTGTCATTTTCCCAATCGTTGTTCGCTTGAGTTGTTATGTGATAAGCAGTAGAAGAAAAATCAAATTCAATGTCATAAGGATTAACACCAATTGATTTGGTTTCTTCTTCGATAGAGTTTCGAAACTCTCTCTTAATGTCTGCTAATTGTTTTTTAGTTTCTGCATAATAAGTAGTATCTAAGCTACTCATAATATTTCTCCTTTAGTTTATTTTGATATTCCTTGTGAATATCTTTGACCTCACTCGTTGGAATGAGGTCTAAGATACTAACTGTAAACAGGTCGTCCTGCATGTCTATCTAATAGGTCTGTGTAAGACTTAATAGCATTCTCAAACGCGTTAGGCTCGTTACAGTTACTCCCACTCTTTAGATAATTAATAGCTCGTTCATCGGTAAAGAAATCAAGAGTTATATTTTCTCTTGCTCCTGTGTCAATTATTGCTACATAATCTTTAGCTAATTCTATATACCATTGTGCTCCATTAAAGTGGTGTAGTCTTCCACCAACTTTGCAGTAACTGTTTAATATATATGTTGCTTGTTCGTTAGTTAATTTAATAGTATTCATTCTTAGTTTCTCCTATTCGTTTTGATACTCCTTATTAAGTATCCTAGAGCTTACCCTTACAGATAAGCTCCGAGATAATTAAACCCAATCTGTGTTAGTAGATTTAGTTAGACCACCTGCGAACACAACAGAATATTGACCACTATAAAAATAACTTAGTGCAGTAGAGTTAGCAAAATTAACTTTACTCTCGTACCACTGCTCTGCTCCTGTGGTATTGCTAACAGCTTTGAGATAGATAACAGTCTTTTTCGTATCCACTCTAATAGCCATATGTGTCATACCACGAGTATTATTTGTTAGTGCCTTTATCTTTAGTTTCATATCGTTACTCCTTTAAAGTAATTTGATAATAACCGAATTGTTATTATCCACATACCCACCGAGTCACAGTAGGTATGAAGATAAAAACTTAGAAGATTTTTTTAATAGTTCCGAAGTATCCAAGACTCGTTATGTTCTTTGTATCCGCCCCGACTCTTACGAGTAAGTAAGGAAGAAGTGATAATTCCTGTAAGGTCTTATCGGTAACTATTTATATATGTCAAAAAGCCAATACCTATTTATAACATATATGTATATCTATATCCAATTTTCACGAATTTTTTATACATTTATTTTTACCTAAAACCCCAATGATTATGGGCTTAAATGAGTATTTATGCATAAATCTTAAAACTATGTATAAAATAAATCTTAAAATTATGACCTAAAAAGGCTTAAGACTTTGTTTTTTTTATCTGTATCTAAACCTTTACTTTACATTTAGATTTTACAACTAAAAACCCCAATGATTATAGGCTTTAATAGTTTAGATATCTGAAAAAAATCTAAACCTAAACTATACATTTACATACCCGAAATCAACCCCCGACCAACATGCTGTTGGATTGCCCCCTCTCCGAGGGGTAAGACTTTGATAATAGTAATGCTATTTTGAGGGGGGTATGTTATAAATCGCTAGCGTTAAAAATCTATCTACTTAAGCTTCCCGCACAAATTTTCTAATGAATCAATGCGCTTTGACATAGGCGGCTATACTAAGACTATGGATGATATAAAGAATTTTACTTTACAACCCCAGTTGCCCAAACCAGAAGAGGCCTCTTTGGACTCCTCTACTAGCAATATTGGTAGACCGTCGAAATTGGAGGACTCTAAAGTAGAAGAACTAGTTAAATGGCTTAAATTAGGCTATTACATTGAAGATGCTTGTACTATGGCAGGAATTGGTAAAACTACTTATTACCGCTGGTTAGAGAAAGCAGAGGAAGGTTTACCGGAGTTTCGGGACTTTCGGGACGCAGTACAAAAGGCTCGTGCCGAGGCAGAAGGCGCACACATAATTAACATAAGGAAAGCTGCCGACAATGGAGTTTGGCAGGCCTCAGCATGGTTTTTGGAGCGCTCACACCCTTCTAAGTGGGGAAAGAAGAATCCAGACCTCATAAACGAGGAATCAGACGAACCTGTAGAGTTCACTATCAAATACGCTGACGGCTAAGCTTCACGCCAGATTTTTTAATGAAATGGATGCGTTTTGGTATAGGCATTCGATTTTAGACAAATTTTCCCGTATGCATATATATTTTAGAATCTTTTCCCTCCCGGGACGGATATAGGCCCCTCCCCTACCCCAGAAATATAAAATTTTTTTGCATTGGAACTAGGTTTATATAGGTACTATGTATTCCCGTTGGATACTGCGCCCGCGGTGGGGGAGTGCTTTATTGCTAGTAAGTGAATTACTTAAATATCTATTGCGAGGCTTTTATATGGATGCGTGCACAAAGTAGATAGATTGTGATTTATTTTTCACAAGGTTAGGAGGTTGTGCATAAATGTAAAGAGACCGGTACTGGCTTTAACAGAACACCGGTCTCCCACAAAGGAGGACAAAATATAACATTCCATAATAATAGAAAGTAATTTATCCAATATATATATTAGCAAACATAAAAATTTATACAAGTTGAGTTGCAATTATTTTTAAAATCTGTATTGTGCTTGATACAAGTAACTACACACACTGGCTTTCAGAATGGGTGTAGTGTTTAAAACTTAATCAAGTGGACTAGCCAGACCATAATCGTCCGTTATAGGGACATTCCTCGGCGTATTTAAATTTTGTGTTGGGCGGGGCCGCACAGGGTTAGCTGTATCTAGAATCACAAAAATATCTGAGAGTGTGCTACTATATTCAAATGTCCCTAAATTATATTTACAAAGGTATGAGATTCAAAGTAAACGGAGAACAAATAATTTGGTTGGTTGGGGGCAAAGTTCAAGATGTTTGGTCGGTCAACAATCTTAAAATAGATAACTTAAAACAAGAAATTGTTAATCGTATGGTTACTATGCATTTTCTCTACAGAGAGCACATAATCCGACTATAATAAAAAATGTGTTTTTAGATTTATATATTAAGATGGGTATGTCGGCTCCACTAACCGATATCCTCCCATCACTGGCTATTCTTTCGGGGATAGCCTTATCCAAAAGGAGTCCAAGCACACCTTATGAGTAGAGTTGAATGGGAACCGGAAAACGAAACTTACTCAGAGTTTAAAAAACGCAGAAGTGAAAGTTTCAACATATCGGGCATGGGGCAAAAAAAACGAGAAGGCACCGGCAAAAAAAATCTTTCTGAGTTACGGGAGAAATCTTTAGAAAGAGCAAACTACAAATGTGAGTGGCCGGGTTGCAATTCTACAAAATGGCTAGAGATGGCGCATTTAATCGCAAAGGGTATGGGTGGAGCAAACAGAAATATATCTGACGACCCTATGAATGTATGTATGCTTTGTAAGGAGCATCATGACATTTTTGACGGAAGACAACGCCAAGGTTCAAAAAGAGAATACACTAACTTATTAAAAGGGTTTTTGGTATTAAAATGGCGACATGACAAATAAATATGTTCCTACACTTCCTCCGTTACACAAAGGACAGCTAGAAGTAGCACAATCAGACGCGCGTTGGAAAATACTATGCGCAGGTAGACGATTTGGTAAAACTAGACTTGGTGTACAAATGTGTATGGAAGTAGCTTTACGAGGTGGTAGAGCTTGGTGGGTAGCACCTACTTTTTCTATTGCTAGAGTTGGTTGGCGTGATATTGCTGCAAGTGCAAAATCATTTCCTAGAGAAATAGAACCCAATGTATCTTTAGCTAATATGCAGATTGATTTAGCTAACGGAGGTTCTATTGCTGTTAGGTCTGCTGATAATCCTCAAAGACTTCGTGGTGAAGGTTTGGACTTTCTTGTTATGGACGAGGCTGCATTCGTAAAACCCGAAGTATGGGCTGAAGTATTAAGACCTACTCTTACAGAGCGTAAAGGTTCTGCTTTATTTATTAGCACTCCTATTGGTAGAGATAATTGGTTTTATGATTTATGGGAAGTAGCTGAAGAAGCAGATAATTGGCAAAGATTTAGATTTGCTACTACTGATAATCCAATGATTGACCCCGAAGAAGTAGAAGCAGCAAGAGAAGAAGTTGGTTCTATTGTATTTGCACAGGAGTATTTAGCTGAGTTTGTAGATGCAGGTCAAGGTATGTTAAGACCGGAGTGGTTACATTACTTTTCTATACTTCCAGACGAAGCAGGCAATCTTAAATGTATTGTTGAAGGAACTGAATATTATCTAGCTAACTTAGAAAAATTTGGAATTGTTGATTTAGCTACCACAACTAACAAAGACTCAGACTTTACAGTAATAACTTCGTTTGCAAGAACACCGGATAACAGATTACTTGTTATAGATATGACTAGAGCTAAATTAGAGGGGCCAGATATTATTCCAGCGATAAAACGCGCAATGGATAAAAATAAGCTAAAATATGTAGGTATAGAACGCCAAGGTTTTCAAACCACGATAATCCAGATGGCGCAACGAGCTGGTATTCGTGTAAGAGACCTTAAGACGGATAAAGATAAAGTTACACGCGCACTTCCATTATCTGCCCGAATGGAATCGGGAGATTTGTTCTTATTAAGAGACACACATTGGTTACCCGAAGTGGAAAGAGAAATAATGACCTTTCCAGCCGGAGCCCATGATGATATTATCGATACCCTATCTTACGGTGTTCAAATGCTACAAGAACATAGAAGCTGGAGCGCGTATTAATAATGGCCGAAGATAAGTCAAGATTTTCAAAAGCATTAGATTGGTTAAATGCACCAACAGATGCAAGAGTCCGTAGAGAACAAAAAGGTTTAATTGTAAACCAAACAGAATATTCATTTTTAAATCAAGCAGTAATGGGATACAATACTCAATCTGGGTATTTTGACCACAAGAAACTTGCTGAATTAGGTGACGGCACAGGTAACTCTGCTGTTATAGCTTGTCTTAATGTTTTAGCCACAGCTTTTGCAGAACCATCACTTCTTGTATCTGAAAGAAACTCTGAAGGTGATTATCAAAGAGATATGAATCACGAAGCAGTAAAACTCTTTAGAAGACCAAATCCTTACATGACACAACAATTACTTGCAAATTATATTGTTACATCTCTTAATGCAAATGGTGATGCTTTTATATTTAAAAATAGAAATGCAAGAGGTAAAGTTGTAGAACTAGTTCCTTTAATGCCTCACTTAGTAGAAGCTAAAGGTAACGAAAATGAATTAATTACACACTTTTCTTACCAACCTCAAGGTGGTGTACAAGGTG